TGTTGGCAATGCAACATCTTTGGGTTCATTTAGTTCTGCTATCCTTTTGGGTGCTTTGACAGACGAGACAGGAACAGGGTCAGCAGTATTTGCTACTTCTCCTACCTTAGTCACACCTATCCTTGGAACACCTACTAGCGCAACCTTAACGAACGCTACAGGTCTTCCTATTGCTACAGGTGTATCAGGCTTGGGAACTGGTGTGGCAACGGCTCTAGCGGTCAATGTAGGCTCTTCTGGCGCACCTTTGGTCAATGGTGGTGTGCTTGGAACTCCATCTAGCGGTACTGCTACAAACTTAACTGGCCTACCCTTGACAACTGGAGTGACAGGAACTTTACCTACTGCTAATGGCGGTACAAACCTAACATCATTCACAGCTAATGGTGTGGTGTATGCATCTAGTTCTAGTGCATTGGCTACTGGGTCTTTATTGACATTTGATGGGACTACTGCAACGACACCTAGATTGGCTTTTGGTGGTACTACACTCCCCTCGGCTGGTACGGCTACTATATTTGGAAGGTCATCAGACAACAATTTATATTTGCAATCAGGAAGTGGAAATGGAATAAATTTCCTAGATGGTTCGCAAAACACAATGCTGACCCTAGCACCAACTAACTTGGTTTTTCAAATTTCCAATGCTGAAGTAGGTCGATTTACCTCAACAGGGTTGGGTATTGGTACAAGTTCGCCTAGTTCATATGCCACAGACGCAAGAAACTTGGTAATTGCTTCATCGGGCAATACAGGTATGACAATACGAAGTGGCACAACATCTACTGGTGTCATTAGCTTTGCCAATGCAGAAAACTCTACTAGCAACAACGGGATTGTTTCTTTTAACCACAATGATTTATCTCTAAACTTTAATATCTATGGCACTGGGAGGTCATATCGTTTTCAAAGTGCAGGGACAGAAGTCATGCGACTCGACTCCTCAGGCAATCTAGGCTTGGGAGTTACTCCGAGTGCTTGGTATACGCCATTGTCAACGAGAGCATTAGAATTTTCTGCGGGTTCTTTGTTTAATATAAGTAATACTGATTTTGGTTTAATTCAAAACGGATTTCTTAATTCTGGTGGTTCTTATGTATATAAAGCTAGTTTAGCCGCTTGTAGACATGATTTATATAATGGCGGTTTTAGGTGGTACACAGCCGCATCAGGCACAGCAGGGAACACTATCTCCTTTACTCCGGCGATGACTCTGGATGCAAGTTCACGATTGTTAGTCGGAACTACTACGCTTGGAATTGCTGGAAACAGTAATACTGCCTTAAGTCTTGCCAACGGAAATGCAGAAATTTTTCAGTCTATTCGTGCTTCTGGTGGTGAAGAACTTCTTTTGTATGCTATTGGTGGTCTTGTTGGAGTTTACTCATATTCAAATTCACCATTAATATTGGGCACTAACAACGCAGAACGAGCCAGAATATCGTCAAATGGCTTATTTGCCATTGGCACAACAACAGCAGTCTCAGGAAACACAAACGCTAGATTTGTTGCTAAAGGAACTTCGGGTGCAGATGTTTGCGAAGTACAAGTATCGGTTAATTCTAGTTATGCGTTTGATTTTAGAAACGCTACGGGAAGTCAAGTAGGTTTTATTCAAGTTAATAGCGGTGGAACAACATATTCAACCACTTCAGATTACAGACTAAAAGAAAATGTTTTGCCTATGGTTGGGGCATTAGCTAAAGTATCTGCACTTAAACCAGTCACTTATACTTGGAAAGAAACAGGCGAAGAATCGCAAGGCTTTATTGCTCATGAATTACAAGCCATAGTTCCTGAAGCCGTTACTGGTACAAAAGATGCGCTAGATGCCAATGGAAACATTAAGCCTCAAGGTATTGACACATCATTCTTAGTAGCGACATTGACTGCCGCAATCCAAGAACAACAAGCAATCATTGAATCACTCAAGGCACGACTTGATGCCGCTAATCTTTAAAAGGAAAATATCATGACTATCTCAACTACTTGGAAAATTACCCAGACTGACTATCTCACCGCAGATGGTTTCATTTCTACAGCCCACTGGACTGCAACTGCGGTTGATGGAGACTACACGGCTTCCATCTACTCCACAGCATCTTGGCAAGCAGGAACACCCACAATCCCATACGCCTCAGTTACTGAAGCAGAAGTATTGAATTGGGTGTGGGAAACAGTTGATAAACAAGCCACAGAAGATGCTCTGGCAGCTAATATTGCTTTGCAGAAGAATCCTGTTACTGCTACTGGCACACCTTGGGCTGCTGAGTAACCATGGTAGACGAGCCAGTCACTCACGAACACATCTATGAGCGTTTACTGGCTGTAGAGTCCAAAGTAGACAACATAGAGAAGAATACACAAGATGTAATCAAAGCCTTTAACGCTGCCTCAGGTGCTTTCCTAGTGCTTGAGTGGATCGCTAAAGCTGTGAAACCTATCATTATTATAGGTGCTTTCTTCGGGGCTATTTGGTTAGCTATTGACAACAGATTTAATGGAGTAAAATAACTATGGCATTGGCAACTCTTTTAAGTGGCGTATCTGCCACAGGTGCTTCACTTGGAATTCGTACAGACGGTGCAGTACCAGCTCATGTACAGGTTTCAGGTATTACTATTGGTACAGTAGCTGTTCAAGGCTCTGTAGATGGTACAACGTGGGCTACAGTAGCTACAGCTTTGACAGCTGATGGTATTGTAACGCTTACATCTCCCACACCTTATATACGAGCTAATGTAACAGCTTTTACGTCAGGCACTATTACAGTTAAAATCTTTTATTGATAGAGGGAATAATATCATGAATATGCCTACACGTGGTCAGAGAACAGCTAAGAACAAGATGAAGAAGGTTATGGGTGAGTATAAAAGTGGTACTCTCCACAGTGGTAAGGGTGGCCCTGTGGTGAAGTCTCGTGACCAAGCAGTTGCTATTGCCATGAGTGAAGCTGATAGAGCTAAGAGAAAAACTGGTAGAAATAAGAAGTAAAGGACATATAAATGGCTACGTATTTAGACGTTGTGAACAATGTGCTCAGACGCTTGCGTGAGCCTACTGTTACTGCTGTAAATGATACTGATTATTCTAGGCTTGTAGGTATCTGGATTAATGACTCTAAGCGTGAGATTGAAGATTCCCATGACTGGAATGCTTTAAGCAATACCATTGTAGTTACCACAGTAGCTAACACTCGTAACTATACTCTCACAGGTTCAGGTCAAAGATTCACCACCAGTGATGTACTTAACGACACTGATGACTTCTCAATGCGACCAGTTAATCGTGACTGGCTTAACCGTATGTACTACTTAGGTACATCAACACCAGCATCACCTACATACTATGCTTATAATGGTGTAGACAGTAACGGTGATACTAAGGTAGATTTATACCCTAATCCTAATGGTGTATATTCATTGAGGTTTGAGCTGACTATCCCTACAGTGGATCTAGTGAATGACTCAGATACTCTCTTAATACCCTCTCACTTGCCTCCTCTGTTGGCATACTCTAAAGCTATTGCTGAGCGAGGTGAAGACTCAGGTGTAACATCATCTGAAGCTTACTTGATGTACAGATTAGCCTTGGCAGACGCTATTGCCTTGGAGAGAAATCGTTATGAAGACTCAGTAGTTTGGAGTGCTGTGTAAATGGCTGAACAACTGCTAACAACAACAGTTCAAGCTCCCGGCTTCATGGGACTGAACTTGCAAGACTCATCTGTCAATCTAGATAATGGGTTTGCAACTGTTGCTCAGAACTGTGTCATTGACAGGTTCGGACGTATTGGTGCTAGGAAGGGATGGTCAGCAGCTCACTCTTCCTTGGCAGCTTTAACAGGCTTCTATGTAAAAGCTATTGGTGAGTTAATTGATAACGCTGGTAACTCTTACATTGTAGCTGCTGGTAACAACAAACTATTTAAGTTAGTAGGTACAACACTGTCTGAGTTAACCTACGGAGGTGGTGGTACAGCCCCTACCATTACAGTTGACCACTGGCAGATGGCTCCGTTGAATGGATGCTTATACCTGTACCAAGCTGGACATAATCCTTTGGTGTTTGACCCAGCAACCAGTTCAACTACTTATAAACGTATCTCTGAGAAGACTGGCTATGTAGCTACAGTAACAAGTAATAACTGTGTTATCAGTGCCTATGGTCGTACATGGAGTGCTAACAATGCAACCAATAAGAGTATTGTACAGTTCTCAGACCTCTTAGCAGGTCATGTATTAAGTACAGGTACAGCTGGTACATTGGATGTATCTCAGGTATGGCCCGCAGGAGCTGATGAGATTACAGCACTGGCAGCACACAATGGTTTCTTAATTATCTTTGGTCGTAGACAGATATTGATATATTCCAATGCTACAGACCCTAATAACATTACATTATCTGATTCTATAACAGGTATTGGATGCTTTGCCAGAGACTCCGTAGTTAAGACTGGTAGTGATATTGTCTTTCTATCAGATACAGGTGTACGTTCATTAATGCGTACCATTCAAGAGAAATCAGCTCCAATGAGAGAGTTAAGCTTGAATGTTAAGGATGCTTTGGTAGAGGATTTATCTTCTGAGACTGCAATTAATATTAAGGCTGTATATTCAGACAAGGATGCCTTCTACCTATTGTCTCTACCCACAGTCAATACTGTCTATTGCTTTGATATGCGAGGACAGCTTCAGAATGGTGCAGCTAAGACTACAACGTGGAATAACATTACTCCTAGAGCTTTCTTCTACACTCGTAATAAAGATTTATTGCTAGGACAAGATGGTTTTATTGGTAAATACAATACAAACCTTGACAGTGCTGAGACTTATAGAGTACAATACTATACTAACTACTTTGACTTTGGTAGCCCTACAGCTTTGAAGATGTTAAAGAAGATTAACTTAACATTCATTGGTGGTAACTCAGCTACAGTATTTATTAAGTATGGCTTTGATTACAGTGCTGCATACCAGTCTAGAACCATTGCATTAGGTAGTTCATCAATAGCTGAGTATGGTATTGCTGAATATAACATTGGTGAATACACTGCAGGTATTGTATTTGATAACCAGAAGATTCAAGCAAGTGGTTCAGGTAATGTCTTACAGATTGGCATGGAATTAGATGTTAATGGTTTTGAGATTTCATTACAAAAGCTTGACTGCTATGTCAAAGCTGGACGTATCAGATAACTAGGAGATTAATGTGAGTAATTACACCAAGAGTACAGATTTTGCAATCAAAGACTCATTGTCTACAGGAAACCCAAGTAAGCTTGTAAAGGGCACTGAGATTGATACTGAGTTTTCAGCTATTCAATCAGCAGTTAACTCTAAAGCTGATAAGGCTAACCCAACATTCACTGGAACTATTACAGCTGTTAACTTAACAGTTTCAGGAACATTTACAGCAACCGTGGACGGAGGCACATACTAATATGGCTATTGATTACACAACTTTACTAGGGAACCTTGGTGCTAGTGCCATAGGTTCTTTAGGCACTAATTATGCAGCTAACCAAGCAGCTGGTAACGCTGCATCATCAGCTCAGACAGCTGCACAGATGGCTCAATTCAGACCTGTAGGAGTTACTACAAGGTTTGGTAAATCAGGCTTTCAGTATGACCCTACAACTGGACAACTAACAGGTGCTGGCTACCAAGTAGCTCCTGACGTAGCTGCAGCTCGTGAAAGTTTGATGGGCTTAGCTGGTACTGGTTTAGGTCAGGCTCAAGCTGTACAGGCATTCCAGCCTAATGTTAATACTGCAGCTCAAGGGTTGTTTAATTTAGGTCAAGGCTACGTAGCTCAGACACCTCAAGCACAAGCTCAGCAATACTTGACTCAGCAGCAACAACTATTAGCTCCCGGTCGTGAACAAGCATTGGCTAACTTGACTAACCAGCAGCAACAGCAAGGTCGTTTAGGTCTAGCCACTGGTGGAACAATGTCAGGCTACACTGCAGGTGCTCCCGGCTTGCAAGCTACTAATCCTCAGATGGCTGCATACTACAATGCTCAAGCTCAGCAAGATGCTCAGTTGGCTGCTCAGGCTCAGATTGCTGGTCAACAACAAGCTACATTCGGTCAAGGATTGATGACTGGTGGATTGAACTTAGCAGGTCAAGGTTTTGGATTACAAACACAGGCTCTTGCTCCATATACTCAATATGCTCAACAAGCTATTAACTTAGAGAATCAAGGATTGAATGCTTTGACTCAAGGATCAGCCTTAGGTGGTGCAGGTGCAGCACAGAATTATCAAGCAGCTCAAATGTATATGCAAGGACAGAACACAGCTAACCAAGCTCAACGTGCAGCCCTGCAGGGTACTGTTGGAGGCTTAACAGATCCTATTAGTCAGTTGATTAGTGGTTTAACTAAAGGTTCTTCTGCTACACCTTATCAACCAGCTGCTGTTAGCGGATACTTTGGATACTAAGGAAATATAATGGCTACACCATCAATTCAAGGTTTGTTTGGAGGCATGGGTACTCCTGAGGAAATGCAACAACAGGCAACTCAAGCTAAGGCTATACAGTTTGCCCAACTAACACCAGATCAGCAGTTAGGTGTCATGGGTTACAAAGGCGGTGCTAACTTAGGTCGAGGCTTAGCTGGAGCTTTTGGGGTTGAAACTCAAGACCCAACTATTCAACGTGCTACTCGTTTGCGTCAACTTGCAAGTCAGTACAACACTAATACAGCTCAAGGTCTTCGTGAGATGGCTGCAGCTTTACAGCCTACAGATCCTGAGTCAGCTTTTCAGTTAACTCAACGTGCTATAGCTATGGATGAAGTAGCTCAAAAGTCACGTAAAGAAGAATCTGAGATTACATTGAAAAGTGCTCAAACAGCTAAGGCTGGACTGGAAACTCAAGAACTATCTGATAAACAAGCAGCTAAGGGTGCTCGTGTTCAAATGTTGACAGAAGCTGGTTTAGGTGCGTCTGAAGCTATGGGTATTGCTTCTAATGATGCAGCTTTTGCTAAATACATAGAAACCAAGAAAGTACCAGTACCTTCTGAGTATGCTGTACAAGCACAGAAGCTAGGATACACAGCTAAGCCTTATCTGAGCGATTACACACCTGAGCAAGTTAAGCAGATGGAAAAAGGTGTCTTTGCCTATAAAGCTGGTATTGCTCAAGCTGGAGCTACAGTTAATAAGCCTGTGGATGTTGCAGCTATTATCAAAGAGATTGGTACAACGCAAGACATTAAAGATAAAGCTACTGTTTGGAAAACTGCTGGAGATGCTTATAAGGTGCAAGTTCCAATGGTTGAAAAGCTTAAAGAAGTTAGGAATAACCTGCCAGCAACATTTACAGGTACTTTCTCAGAGACTGCACTACAGTTTGGTAAAGCATTATCAGCATTTGGTGTGCCTGTTGATGAGAATAAGCTGTCTAACACTGAGTACATGAACAGTGTTTCTTCACAGGTTCTACAGACTATTGCTCGTAACTTCCCCGGCTCATTGGCTGTTAAAGAGATGGATCAGTTGGT